TTGAATAGTTTTTACGAGTCTGGCGGATTAAACAATATAAACTTTAGCGGTATCAACATAGGTGGCATTCCCGGTTATACCGGAGGCACAATTACCACCGGCAGTGGCACAGGTGACGGCAACTACACGGTAACACCTGTTGGTGCGGTAGGTGATTTAGACCCGCAATCATACACAGGACCTATGAACGTAAGATCAGCAAGTAGCTTTGGACTTACCGGTGCGCAACCTACTGTTCCTGCAAACAGCACAAACCCTTTCCAAAGACCTGAATCGCAAGAAGGTATTGGATCGTTGGCTGGCGGTGGCTAATGTAAAAAACGGGGGCAACCGAATTGATAGCAGAATTAGCCGCATTTAATGCTGGGTTTAATGTTTTAAAACAATTTGTCGCGAACGGTCGTGATTTGTCTGACGCCATGGGCGCTATCGGACAAATGGTCGGTGCCAAAGAAGACCTGAAAAACCGTGGCGAAAAGAAAAAGAAGAGCATTTTATCAGTCCTTGGTGGTAAGACCGATAATGATTTTGAAGAGTTTATGGCTCTTGAAAAAATTAAAGAGATTGAAAAAGAACTTACCAGCATGATGCGCTTGTATGGCCGTCCCGGATTGTATGATGATTGGGTCCGTTTTCAGGCCGAAGCACGTAAGAAACGCCGCGAAGAAGAAAATGAGCGTAAACGCCAAAAAGCTAAAAATATGGAATACTTTGCCATCTTTCTCTCGGTAACCATGGTGGTAGGTGGGTTTGCCCTGCTAATGATATGGGTAAGGTGGTTGGCAAGCTAAAAGTAATAAGACTCTTTATTTATATTCTTTTTGCGTATAAGATAAAATGCGTAAAGTCGCAGGAGGCTTTTTATGATAGAAAAACTTATAGGACCAGTTACCGGCCTTCTTGATAAATTTGTTGAAGACAAAGACCAAAAGGCAAAGCTGGCCCACGAAATTAGTACCATGGCCGAAAAGCACGGGCAGGAGATTGCCCTTGCACAAATCGCACTAAACACCGCAGACGCAAAAGGGAACTTCTTTCAATCTTCTTGGAGACCCTTATGTGGACATGTATGCGTTCTTGGTTTAGCCGTAAATTTCTTAATATCACCCATAGCAGCCGGGTTCGGAGTAACCGTGCCGCAAGCCGACATGAGCGTGATGATGCCTGTCTTGATGGGTATGTTGGGTCTGGGCGGTCTCAGATCATTCGAGAAGACGAAAGGCGTAGCAAAATGAGCTTCAAATTATCACAACGCAGCCTAGATAAACTAGACGGCGTACATCCAAAGCTACAGCAGGTTGTAGCTAAAGCAATTCAATATACTAAAGTAGACTTTGGTGTTACCTATGGTGTGCGAGAACTCGCAGAACAAGAGCGTTTGTACAAGTCTGGTCGATCACAGACCATGAAATCAAAGCATTTAGTACAGGAAGATGGCTACTCACATGCTGTTGACGTTGTAGCTTACGATGGCTCAGACGTAGTTTGGGAAATTAATGTCTATGATGACATTTGTGACGCTTTTAAACAGGCGGCTATTGAAGTGGGTGTGTCAATTAAGTGGGGCGCAGCGTGGTCCGAGGGTGACATACGTGAGTATGAAGGCACCGCAGAAGACGCTATGAACGCTTACATTGATCTACGAAGAAGCCAAGGTAGGCGGCCATTTATTGATGGTCCACATTTTGAGGTAATCGCATAAGTTTGTAGTTTGTCCTAGCACATCTTATACATAATGTGCTACGATAATATCAGACATTGTTCGATATTATGCGAGGAGTAGATGGATGACATTTATATAGCCGAAGCGGTCTTTCGAATCTTGAGAGAAAGGCGACAATCGGTGACGGATTTAATGATCTACGGAAACGTTAAATCTATGGAGCAATATCGTGAGCTTATGGGCAACATGGAATGTCTAAATCACGTGGAACAGGAACTCAAGAGCCTGCTAGATAAACAGGAGCGATCTAATGACTAAATCAACAAAAATTGATTTGTCTGCTGCACCAAATGCTGCATTTAACATACAAGCAGAATCTGGTCCGTCAGAACCGATCAAGAAACCATCAGAGGCTAAGAAAGACGATAAGCCTAATTTAGCTGATGCGTACACAGAAAAGCCACGTCTCAATCCAGAGGCAATTGGTAAATCCCTTCTCGAAAGAATGCCTGAACCTACCGGATGGCGACTTTTAGTTCTTCCTTATCAAGGTAAAGCAAAGACCGCTGGCGGTATTTTCTTGCCTAACGAAGTACAGGAAAAAAGTCAGGTTTCCACACAGGTTGGGTACGTTCTTAAAGTTGGCCCGTTGGCCTATGCGGACAAGGAAAAGTTCCCATCAGGACCATGGTGCCAAGCAAAACAGTGGGTTTTGTTTGCACGTTACGCCGGGTCGCGTTTCCAAATTGATGGCGGTGAGGTTCGTATTCTTAACGATGACGAAATCTTGTCTACTATCTTGGACCCAGAAGATATTCACCAATTAACGTAAGGAGAGATTGTTATGGCTGAAGCCGAAAAAGAACAAGTCGAACTAGACTTGGGTGATTCTCAAGAAACCGAAGTAGAGGTTGAAGAGAGTCATGTAGAATCAAAGGAGGCTGATGGTAACGACGATCAGTTTCAAAAAGCCGAGACCGCTACGCAAAAGCGTATTGATCGGCTTACCAAAAAAATGCGCGAAGCTGAAAGACGTGAACAAGAGGCCCTTCGTTACGCACAAGGCGTACAGAGTGAGTCTCAACAACTCAAGCAGCGTATGCAGAATTTGGACACTAATTACGTGTCTGAATACACCAATCGCGTCACTACTCAAATGCAACAAGCCGAAGCTGCGCTTGCAAGAGCTATTGAGATAGGTGACAGTGCTGCAACTGTTCAAGCACAACGTGCTTTAACTAATTTAGCAATTCAGGCAGACCGCGCTGCACAAGCGAAAGCGCAATCTGCACGTGCGCAGCAACAAGCACAGGCTGCTGCACAACAACAAGTACGTCAACCAATGCCTGCCCAACAGCCTAAGAGACCTGATCCTAAAGCGGAACAGTGGGCTCTTAAAAACAGTTGGTTTGGGTCCGACGAAGCCATGACTTATGCCGCATTTGGTATTCATAAAAAGTTAGTGGAAGAGGAAGGATTTGACCCGCAGAGCGATGACTACTATACTGAACTAGACAACCGTATTGCTTCTAAGTTTAATACGGGTGCTACGGCTTCTAACAGACGACCCGCTCAGACGGTTGTAGGAGCCTCAAGAAGTTCATCTGGGCGCAGTGGGAAAAAGGTTAGACTCACCCCTAGCCAAGTCGCGATAGCGAAAAAATTGGGTGTGCCGCTTGAAGAATATGCGAAATACGTGAAGGAGTAAAAGATATGACAGAACAAGATAAAGAAATGGGTTCCGCCATAAAGAGAACTTCTCGCGCCAACGAAACTAGGGAGAAGCAGGCAATTCGTAAGCCTTGGGCTCCCCCGTCAATGTTAGATGCACCACCTGCCCCTGATGGCTTTAAGCATCGTTGGATTCGTGCGGAAACGCGTGGATTTGATGATACTAAAAACATCAGTGCCAAAATGCGTGAAGGTTGGGAATTGGTCCGTAAGGATGAGTACCCTGACTTTGAATCGCCAGTTGTCGAATCAGGTAAATATCAAGGTGTGTTTGGAGTAGGCGGATTGCTTCTTGCCAGAATACCGGAAGAGACTGTTGCTGAAAGGACCGAATACTTTAACAAACGTAGTCGGGACCAAATGGACGCAGTTGACCACGATATGATGCGCGAGAATGCACACTCAACCATGAGGATCAGCAACGCTGATCGTCAATCTCGTGTAACCTTCGGTGGCCCAAAAAAGTAGGGCTGCCCTAATTAGGAGAAACTAAAATGGCAAATTCAAATACTGCCTATGGTCTTCGTCCTATCGGGCTTAACGGTTCTGCGACCAATTCTACTGGGGTAACTCAGTATGAAATCGCATCCGATAACACCAATGCTATCTATCAATACGGTATCTGTGTGCCTTTGGCCGCAGGCGTTATTGATCGTGCAGGTGCTACCAACGGTGGTACTACTCAAGCATTGGGTGTCCTGATGGGGGTGGAGTACGTCGATTCGGTTTCAAAGAAACCGGTTTTTATTAACTACTGGCCCGGTTCGGGTTCTGTTAGCGTAGATACAAATCATCCTGTAAAGGCGTTTGTAGCTGACAATCCAAACCAACTGTTTAAAGTTGCGTCTGACGCATCATTGACAGACAGAGCAACGGCTCAAGCCGCAGTCTTCGCGAATGCGTCACTTGGCACGTCTGCTAGGTCAGGTTCTTCCGACAACGGAAGTTCAACATCCGCCTTGGGCGTTTCAACAATCAATACTACTGCGACGCTACCGCTTCGTATCGTAGGTATTATGGATGATGCGGGTAACAGTGATTACACTGCTGCTGGTATTCCTCTGATTGTGCGACTGAACGCTCATTTCAACGCACCAACCAGCCGTTTCGATTCGCAGACTACTGCGACATCGACGGGCATTTAAGGAGGGTTTAACAAATGGCTATTTCAAGAAGTCAACTAGCGAAAGAGCTAGAACCCGGCCTTAACGCTTTGTTTGGGCTGGAATATAACCGTTACGAGAACGAGCATGGAGAAATCTTTGAAGAGGAGTCTTCGGACAGAGCCTTTGAAGAGGAAGTTATGCTTGGTGGTTTTTCCACGGCACCCGTAAAAGGTGAAGGCACTGCCATCAGCTTTGACGATGCACAGGAAACTTACACTGCTCGTTACACACACGAAACCATCGCTTTGGCCTTCTCAATTACTGAGGAAGCTATTGAAGATAACTTGTATGACCGATTAGCGTCGCGTTACACCAAGGCATTGGCTCGTTCAATGGCTCAAACCAAGCAGATTAAAGCTGCCGCTATCCTGAACAATGCGTTCACAGCGGGTGCTTCTGCAATTGGTGACGGTGCAGCACTATGCTCAAACGCTCACCCAAGTTTGTCTGGCAACCAGAGCAACCTTCTCGCCACAGCGGCTGACCTCAACGAAACTTCGCTTGAGCAAATGCTGATCGAGATTGCTGGTATGACCGATGAGCGTGGTCTAAAGATCGCTGTACGCGGCATGAAGCTTATTATTCCTAAAGAGCTTCAGTTCATCGCAGAGAGAGTTCTTAACTCTAACTTGCGTTCGGGCACTGCTGACAACGACAACAACGCCATGAAGAACATGGGTATGATTCCTGATGGAGCAGTGGTTAACCACTTCCTGACTGACTCAGACGCATACTTCATCAAGACTGATGCGCCTAACGGCTTCAAATTCTTCAACCGTTCGCCAATCAAAACGGCAATGGAAGGGGACTTTGACACCGGAAACATGCGCTTCAAAGCGCGTGAGCGTTACAGTTTTGGTGTATCGGACTGGCGTTCCGTTTTCGGTACTCCCGGAGCGTAAAACGTGCTATAAAGGAGTTGTCAGTTTCACATTGACTTCTCCCTGTAGACTTGCGAGGGGCAACGAAAGTTGCCCCTTTCTTTTTGTTCGTTATTAATGTAAGCTATCAGTATCCCTGACAGCCGCATGGTGTGGCTGACTTAACCCACGACAGGAGATACATATGGGTACTACAACTTTTTCTGGTCCTATTAAGGCTGGAACCATCAAAGTAACCACGGGTACGTCCCTTGGTACAAACATCAAAAACACTGGCCAAGTGGTAATGTCTCAAACATTCGCGGCAGATTTATCTGGCGGTGCATTGGCTGCGTCTGTAACAGACGTTGTTATTCCTGCAAACTCTCAGATTATTGATTGCGTAATTGACGTTATTACCGCGTCAAGTGATGCAACTAACTTGAGTGTTGGAGATACCGTTGGCGGTGCAGCAACCTTAGTTAACACTTACGCTATTGGCACGACTGCGGGTCGTAAATACCCGACTACTCAAGCTGGCGGCACGTTAGCATGGGAAGACACCGGAACAGCAGACATTCGTTTGACTGTAACCACCTCTGCTGCAACTACTGCGGGTGAAGTTCGCGTTACTGTTTTGTATGCTCAAAACAACAACCTTGCTTAACGGGAGGTTTGTATGGCTGGTTCTGATGTAAAATCAAAACGTTTGACGGGCACGGGTTCTGCTGGTGTAGGACCTGCGCGTATTCGTCAGGTGCAAATCAAAACCGACACAGGATCGCCAAGAATTACTTTTACCGATGGTAATGGTGGCGCAACTGTACTGGATATGGATTTGGACGCTTCAGACACACACTCTGTAAACATTCCGGACGAAGGTATAAGGGTCAGTGACATTTATATCTCGGTGTTTACCGCATGTACTTCTGTGACGGTGTTTCATAGCTAGGGTGTTTTTATGGCTACAACCAAAGATGCTACTCGCTTACCATCTGGAAGGATAAAATATAGGGGTGAAACCTTTGCCGGATACAACAAACCAAAAAGGACACCGGGGAAAAGCAAAAAAAGCGCCGTCCTCGCCAAAAAAGGCAATGAAATTAAGCTCGTCCGGTTTGGCGACAGCAAAATGTCGATCAAAAAAGACCAACCGGGCAGGCGCAAAAACTTCAGGGCCCGTCACAACTGTGACACGGCGAAAGACAAATTCAGCGCCAGATACTGGTCCTGTAAAGCGTGGTGAGGATTGGATGAAGGTGGAAGAAGTTTTAGCCAAGTTGGAACGACACGAGGCTGAATGTAATCTCAGATACCAGCGTATTGAAGAGCGGTTGGACGATCATAAAAGCGGTTTAAAGTCTTTGGACGTTAAACTATGGGCTCTTGCGGTTCTAATTTTGATCGCGCCATTCGTGCAGAAATTTCTGGGGTGAAGATATGGCGTATTCCAAGAAGTCAAAGAAAGCTTCTTCTAAAAGTAAGGGCAGCAAGATATGTCCCGAAGGGAAAGCTTGGGCAGAGCGCACTTTTGATACTTACCCATCTGCTTATGCAAACCTTGCTGCTTCTAAATATTGCAAAGACCCTAATTACGCCAAAAAGTCAAAGGGTGGCAAAAGGAAGGGTAAGTAATGGGAAAGCTACAGGAATGGGTTGATGAAGATTGGGTCCGAATTGATAGCCAAGGTAACATCGCAGGCAAATGCGGCACTTCGAAAAATAAAAAGAACCCTGACCGATGCCTTCCACGATCTAAAGCACAGAGTCTCAGTAAGTCTGAAAGAGCTTCGACTGCTCGTAAAAAGAAGCGTGAAGGCTCTAAAGGAAAGCAAGTTGTTTCGAACACTAAAGCGGCCAAAGTAAAGAAGATGGCTGCGGGCGGAGTAGTAGAGACTAAGCCCAAAAGACCCTTTCGCGGAAAATCACAGGCCGGAACAGCCATTGCCAGAGGCTGCGGCAAGGTCATGAACAACCGACGCAAACGAACAAAAGGCTCGGTGACACAATCATGAACTTAGCTTTTTACGACCAGTCCACAGAAAAAGCCATTGTTGAAGAAATAATGCAATGGTCAGAGACTGCGTTAGAAAAGCCTAGCCCCCAATTTAACAACCTACCGCCCTGTCCTTACGCTAAAAAAGCATTGATGGACGAAAAGGTTGCCATTCTTTTTAAGTATGATGACTCCTATCAAGTCCTGTATTCGTGCGTATCACAGTTTGACGATAACTTTGATCTAGCCATTATTGTCGATTTGCATAACGACAAGTCGGCGTATGACTTTCATGAATACTTAGAGTCTTTAAACGAAGCCATATCAAATGGCATGTTTATTGATAAAGATATATGGGTGATGGGGTTTCATCCGGATGATGACGTATCGGAGGCGGCGCAAGAGACTGCGATTGAAGCTATTACTGATACCGAATACAGCATGATATTTGTACAGCGTTTGACAGTTCTGCAAGAAGCAGCAGACAAGTTGGACAAAAAAGGATATTATGATACTTATGATGGCGAAGGTATAGCTTTAGACATCTATAAAAGACGTGTAGAACTTTATAGGAGACTTAAAAATGGCACTGAGACCTCGTAAAAAGAAGACCACCAAAAAGATGCGTATGGGTGGCGTGGTTAAAAAACAACGCGGCGGCGTGATTAAAAAACAACGCGGCGGCGTAGTAAAGAAGAAGAAATAAATGACTGTATCTAACAGCAAAGATTTTGAATTAGACGTAGCTGATTACGTCGAAGAAGCATTCGAGCGATGTGGTCTTGAGGTGCGTACTGGTTACGACCTCAAGACGGCTAAACGTTCGCTTAATCTATTGCTGGCGGATTGGGCTAACCGAGGCCTTAATCAGTGGACGATCAAGCAAAGATCGCAAGCTTTGACGCAAGGCACGGGTGAATACGCTCTAAATGCAGACATTATTGATGTTTTGTCGGTAGTTATTCGTAGAGACGGCACAGATTACTCGCTAGAGCGATTGAGCCGGGATGAATATCTGACAATTCCGACAAAAACGACACAAAGTCGTCCCAATCAATTCTTTTTAGATCGTCAATTGACGCCAAATTTGAAGTTATGGCCTGTTCCAGAGAATAGCACTGACGTAGTTTACTACGATGCTTTGACTAGGATGGACGATGCGGACATTTACACCAATACAATGGACATGCCTTTTAGGTTTTACCCTTGTTTAGCCGCAGGATTAGCTTATTACATCGCATTAAAGAGAGCGCCTAACAGGGTGCAAATGCTGAAAAGCGTATACGAAGAAGAGTTTGACAGGGCTGCAACGGAAGATCGCGATAGGTCTTCATTTAACGTCGTACCTAAGTATGAATACTACAGGACGGGCTGATGGCTAAGTTTGCATCTGGTAAAAACTCCTACGCAATATCGGACCGCTCTGGTTTTCGTTATCAATACAAGTTGATGAAAAAAGAGTGGAACGGACTGCTTGTGGGCCCAGATGAGTACGAACCAAAGCATCCACAGCTAGGTCCATTTAGAAAAGTGGTTGATCCACAGGCTTTGCAGAACGCAAGACCGCAGCCGGACAACCCTACGAGCGCATTTTTGGTCGTTACTACAAACGGCATTGTCTATTTGGGCAATGGCAACTGGAGTACCGGCGGAACGGCAGAAATGCCGTCAGAATTAGAAATTACCACTGCTTTACAAGGCGCAGTTGGCACAGTATCGGTGGTGACGCCATGAGTTTTACCTATGACGAGCTAAAAACAGCGATTCAAGACTACGCAGAGAACGATGAAACGTCCTTTGTAAACAATCTACCTGTGTTTATTAGGCAGGCAGAGGAAAGAATCCTTAAAAATGTGCAGTTGAGCCTGTTTAGAAAGAACGTCAGCGGCAATATGACGCAGGCAAACCAATATTTGGCTTGTCCCAGCGACTTTTTGGCACCATTTTCGCTTTCTTTTACAGATGCGAACAGTAACAAGGTATTTTTGGAGTTTAAGGACACCGATTTTGTACAATCATTCAACCCAAACCCGGCGACAACCGGCGATCCGCGGTATTATGCGGTATTTGACGTTGATAATTTTATTGTCGGTCCTACTCCCGACGCTGCAAGAGCCGTTGAGCTACATTATTTCTATAGACCGGCAAGTTTGACCGCTGGTGCGGGAAGTGGCACCACTTGGCTGAGTGAAAACGCTCAAATGGCCATGTTGTACGGCAGCTTGGTAGAAGCGTACATATATATGAAGGGCGAACAAGATGTTATGGCCCATTATGAAAAAAGATTTGCTGAAGCGATGACTGGCATGAAAATGCTGGGTGAAAACAAAGAAGTCACCGATGATTATCGTACAGGTATGCTAGTGAGGCCGAAACAATGAGTTTTCCTGCACTAGATTTAGATTTAAACCCTGATTTCAAAGTGGAAGTACACACCACTCAAAATCGTGGTTTTACACCAGAGGAAATTGCAGAGCGTTGTGCTGATAAAATTATATCAATCAGTGATTCTGCAAACCCTGCAATACAGGCACAAGCACATGCCTTTCGTAAGCACATAGTTAAAGTTTTAGAATTTTATATGCGCGAAGCGATAAAAAGTGATAGAACCACCGTGTACAATGTGATTAAGGATTCTGGGAATCTGGAACTCGCGGAACTAATTAGGAGACTGTAAACATGGCTTTCAGCGGAAACTACATGTGTACATCGTTCAAGAAGGAGCTATTGTACGGTGTCCACGACTTTGATCTCGCCAACGGCGATACATTTAAAATTGCTCTGTACGACAACAATGCGTCGTTTGATGCGGCTACAACCGCATACACCACCTCTAACGAGGTAAGCGGCACAGGGTATAGTGCGGGCGGAGGGGCGTTGACTAACGTTGACCCCACGTCATCTGGAACTACGGCTTTGACCGACTTCCAAGACGAAACTTTCTCCACGGCAACAATTACTGCACGTGGGGCGCTCATATATAATACAACTCCAAACACCACTTCTATTTCGGTAACCAATCCGTCAGTTGTAGTGTTGGACTTCGGCTCGGATAAAACGTCCACCGCAGGTGACTTTACGATTGTTTTTCCAACTGCCGATGCAAGTAACGCCATTATTCGGATAGCGTAATGGCCGATGTTATCGTCCCAATAGGCGGCTGGGGCCGCTCTGGTTGGGGCGAGGGCCCGTGGTCACAGAGTGGGTTACCACAAGCTGCGGGTTCAGTAGGTTCTGTAACGGTCACGGCTGACGCCAATGCACCGGTTACTGGCCTGCAAGCGACTGGAAACGTCGGTAGTGTAACGATAGTTGCCGAAGCCAACGTTGCAGTCACGGGAGTTGCTGGTACAGGCCAAGTAGGCAGTGCTAGTGTAACGGCAGACGCCAATGTAAACGTCACAGGCGTGGCGGCTACAGGCCAAGTCGGTTCGGTTGCCATCACTGGCGATGCGAATGTCCCAGTTACCGGATTAGCCGGAACAGGAGCAGTAGGCTCCGTTACGGTTACCGCAGATGCAAACGTTAACGTTACGGGTGTGTCAGGAACAGGAGCAGTAGGCTCTGTAAGCGTCGTAGCAGGCGCAATTGTACCTGTCACAGGATTAGAGGCCACTGGGTCTGTTGGTTCCGTAACGATAGTTGCAAAAGCCAATGTATTCCCAACAGGTCTTGAAGCTACTGGTGTAGTAGGCACTGCCACGGTTAGTGGTAAGGGCAACGTACCAGTAACAGGCTTGTCTGCGACAGGCACCGTTGGATCAGTTTCGATAAGGACTGGTCAGACTATTAACGTCGGCGGGGTTAGCGGAACAGGTCGAGTAGGAAGTGTCACCGTAGAAAGTGACGCTATAGTAAATGTAATAGGAGTCAGCGCAACAGGTAGTGTTGGTAACGTACTGGTTTACTCAAACATTGTCCCGGATCAAAATCCGGGTTATAGTGAGATTAATGTTAACCAGTCGCCATCATGGTCGGAGGAAGAACCAGCCCAGAGCGCAAATTGGACGCAAATAGCAGCGTGAGGATAAATTAGATGCCAAGTACCTATACAGTTAACCTCGGTATTGAAAAACCGGCTACTGGTGAGCAGTCGGGTACATGGGGCGATACTACAAACGTCAATTTCGACATTCTGGACCAAGCAATCAACGGCGCAGAGCGTGTTACGCTTACTAGCGCGGGTTCATCAGGTTCTCCAAATTCACTTCAAATCACTAACGGTGCGACCTCAGACGGGCGCAATAAGTGGTTAGAGTTTTACAGTTCTAGCGATTTAGGTGGCTCTGCTTATGTGCAGCTTGACCCAAATGACGCTGAAAAAATAGTTTTTGTAAGAAACAGTCTGGCGGGTAGTCAGTCTGTTATTCTTTTCCAAGGCACTTATAACGCTGCGCGAGACCTAGAGGTCCCTGCGGGTGTTGATATGGTGGTCAAGTTTGATGGTGGCGGCGCAAGTGCGGCTACTGTAACTGACGTTTTTACCAAATTACGTGCTACTGAAATCACCACGCCTACTCTTACCGCGGGTACAGCCGACATTAACGGCGGTACTGTTGACGGTGCGGTTATTGGCGGATCAAGTGCTGCTGCGATCACAGGTACTACTGTTACGGCAAACACTAGCCTTAATATTGCTGGTGACGGTGCAACAGTTACGGGCATCAAAGACGAAGACGACATGTCTTCAAACAGCCCGACTAAACTGGCTACGCAGCAAAGTATTAAAGCTTACGTTGACTCACAAGTTGGCACGGTCGATACATGGGCCGAAGTTCTGGCTAATGGAGCTACGTCTGGATCAACTAACCCAGAGGTTACTGCGGGTCAGGCCCTTAAAACTAACACTATTAACGAAACGTCTGCGGGTAGCGGTGTCACAATTGACAGTGTTTTGCTCAAAGATGACGTAGTTAACGCTACTGACATTGAAACAGGCAGCATTTCCGCAAACGACGGTACGGCTTCTGCAACAATTGCTAACAGCACGGGCGTAATGACTATTGCGTCGTCGGTACTGACGACAACTGATATTAATGGTGGTTCAATTGACGGTACAAACATTGGTGCTTCGACACCGGGTACAGGCGCTTTTACCACTTTAAGTAGTACAAGCACTGTAAGTTTTAGCGGTGATTTGACCATTTTAAGTGATGATGCTGGCACTGCATACGGACCAAACTTTACTTTACGTCGAGATTCTGCGTCGCCAGCGGATAATGATTTTGTTGGCCGTATTTTATGGCAAGCCGATAACAGCGCCGGAGAAAACACAAGCTATGCCGCGTTGCACACTCGGCTTTCGGATGTAACAGACGGCACAGAAGATGGGCTGGTTCAGCTTGATGTAATGGTCGGTGGCACTGCTACGAATTTGTTGGACGTAGGTGCAAGCGGAATCGTTATGAATGACGGGAGCGCAGATATTGACTTCCGCGTTGAGTCTAACAGCAACAGCCATATGCTGTTTGTTGATGCTGGGAATGATCGCATAGGTATTAATACCAGCTCCCCCGATAAGCTTCTTCATATCCTAACCTCAACAACTGCGGCAATCACCCCCGTTGTAAAGCTTCAAGGCAACTTCAGCGCTAACGACAGCACCGAAGGTACTTCTATTGACTGGGTGTCGTCTGCTGATGCGACAGCAGTTGGTTCTCGGGTTATTGGCACTCGCGCGGCATCTGGCGCAAATATGGACCTACGGTTTCATACAGGCCGCGATAACTTTGCGATGATAATTGATCAGTCGCAACGCGTCGGCATTGGAGAGGCGTCACCCGACAACCCCTTGCACGTAACAACCTCATCGGCTGGTGACATTCTTACCCTTGAAAGCACTGATGGTGGTACGGGTGTAGGGCCATCAATAAACCTATATAGAAACTCAGGTAGTCCAGCGGCTAATGACTTAGGACCAGCGCTTTATTGGAGAGGTGAAAATTCTATAGGCGGTCAGCACACTTACGCCAATATCTACTCGCAATATACAAATGTCACAGACGGTACCGAAGCGTGTAATCTGATTAGTCAAATTTCTGTTCTTGGCGCACAGCGCTCGGTTCTTAGCCTATTAGCAAGTAGCGCCTCTGTCGTAATAAACGATGAAAGCCAAGACATTGATTTCCGCGTTGAGTCTGATAGTAACACCCATGCACTGTTTGTAGATGCTGGCAATTCAAGAGTCGGCATAAATAATTCAGCACCCGCAACCCCTCTTCATATAGGAGGTGTTTCAGGCACTAGCATACGCATGACTACTACCGCTTCTGATAATGGTGGTAATAACTTCATGGATTTCTATAACGCAGATGGTCGCATGGGCTATTTGGGTTATGCCAGCGGTTCGGCGGATCTTTTTTATATTTGGAACGAACAAAACTCTAACATTTTGTTTGGCGCAAACGCCTCCGAAAAGTTTCGAGTGACCCCAACATCTGTAACCGTAAACGAGCTTTCATCCGACACCGACTTCCGCGTTGAGTCTGATGGCAACACTCATATGCTGTTTGTTGATGCTGGCAATGAAAGTGTCGGGATAGCCACGAGCGCGACAGGCTCTACTGGCTCTTTGGTAATTAAAGCAAACAGTGGTGCTGGTGCCATTTCCATTATCGGACGA